ATTTGTTGAATTTACTTGGTTTATCCATTGCTGAACAGCTCCGGATTGAAGTTCTGATGATGTGAAACTTTGTGTTTGTCCACCATAGAATAAGGCTACACTTCCATTTGGGTTTGGAATATAAATTTCTTTAGTTTTTGACGTACAAGGGTCTGCGTATGAATACGTAAACCCCTGTCCCATCAAATTAATAGATGAGATTAAAAATAGTAATATTATAATCCCTTTTTTAATCATTTTTAGTTTTCTAATGTTGAGGATAGTGATACACCATCTTCTTCGTCAACTTTTTGAATTAACATCTTATCTCTGTCTTCAGAGTTGAACCAATAGTCAACAACTTTATTTAAGTTACCCACGAAAGCACCTAATAAAATTAATAACATTTCTTTCCAATCTTCACCAATTGCTGCGCCTAAAAAGACACCAGCATTGATTCCAACGATTATTAATGTAAATAACCCTAACACGATTGCTGTAATTCTCCAACGGTTATTTTGCATTTCTTGTAACATAAAGTAGAATCTATTTTTATCATCCACTACAGGTGCTGATTTACTAACACCTAAAAATTTTCCTAATTTACTCATAATTTATTTAACTCTTAAAAACACCTTTTTTAATTAATTTAGATATTACTCTTGACGATGCCGTTTCAAGAGCTTTTTTTGTTGATGTACCAATTGTTGATTGGTTAAATTTAATTTCATCAAGACCATCTAATAATGACGCTGTTTTAACTGTTGAAGCCTCTCCTAATCCACTACCCGTAATAATTTCTCCGGTTTGGGCATCTACAAATCTAACTTGTAATCCTAATCTTGTTGTTTGTGTTGTTTTTGAACCATCACTCATTTTAATTTGTTCATCCTCAGACACCGAAAAATCATAGACTTCAATGTAAACAAAGTAATTCGCTAAAATTACATTACCTTTAACTTCTATCTTGTTACTTGATATACCTTTATCAGACGCTTTGTCTTGGGCAATCATTTTATTCTTGATTTCCGCTTTGTCTTCGGTGAACTTAAATCTGTCAGTTGATTCTAAAAACTCTAATACGATGTTTGCAACCCCAAGTCCGACACGTTTGTCTTTTAACTCAGGATACATCTCATATAGTTCTTCGTTTATACCAATTTTTAAGACCTGTATTGGAATAACAATGTCTCCGGTATAATTACTTACCACTTCAATAGATTGTTTCTTCTCAAAGTCTGCTTTATATTCCTCAGTCTTTACAGAACCGATTGTTTGACTAAATGAAAAGAAACTCACCAATAAAGTTATTAGTAAAAATAACTTCTTCATCTTACCAAGGGTCTTCTTCCTTTGGTTTATCTTTTTTAGGTGCTTCAGTTGGTACAGCTTGTTTTTCAATCACTCTTTCTTTAACAATTGTATTTGTTCCACCACCTTGTTGTTTTTGCTGGTTAGTGTTATTGTTTTGTAAATTAATTACAACAGGTGCTGCCGGAGCCGCTTGTTCTGTTTTAACATCTTTTTCTTCTTCAGAGTGACCACCAAAAAGCTGTGTACTTAACCAAACACCTCCGCCCGCTACCACAGTAGTTAAGGTTCCAATAATGGTTTTTTTCAATCCTGACCAAGTTCCATCTGATTCAGGTGCGTTTGTTTCTTCTGACATTTTATTTAATTTTTATTGTTTATTTCCCTATAAGGCTATGGGGTCTTACGACCCCGTTAATTATTTTTTAAGTAATATTTTTGAAACTATAGGTAAATCTTTTTTTCTTAATACTGCAACATATTCACCGGTTGGTAAATAACCTAAACTTGCCATATAATTGTATTCTCCTGACGGCATTGATTGATTAACAATTACTTTAATCTCTTTTCCATCAATAGAATAAATCCCTAACCAAGTACTTCCGTTTTCAGTAACTCTAAATTTAACATTTACTAAATCCTCAACAGGATTTGGATAAACCATCATATCACCATTTAACTCACCAATATTACCAATTTTAGTTATTGAAACAATACCATCAGTTGGTGTTATTTTAAGGTCTTTTGCCATAGTATTTCCAGCGTGTTTTCTAGTCACATATAAAGGACTTGCGCTCCAATTACTTTGAATTTGTTTTGAAATAAATTGTAGAGTAAATGCCAATTCATTATCATTTAACAATTTCGTATTAAGTGTTGGGTCATATCCTCCCCATTCAACAACATTGTCATTTGGATTCATAAATGAAATCCAACTTCCAATTTTTGATTCAGCTTTGATACCTTTGAAATCTAATAAGTTACTATTGTAATTCATCGCTAATTGTAATGAACCTAATTGTTGTCCGTTTGTTTTAACTGATACTGGAACTTCAACTAAATTTTCTTCATTAACTGATAAATTTGGATAGTTAACTTCAATTGTGTTTAATGAATTATCATCGTATGTAGTAGTAACATCAATAATGTGTAAAGGTGCGTTAGCAGGGTTTAGAATTTCAATTGGTGTCATACGAGCCATTTGGAATCCTGTTCCGTTAGCATCACCCGGAGCAGCTACGTAGAATGTTACTGTGTTTCCTGCACCCGGTAGGATGTTGAATACTAAATCAGTTACACCCGGAATAGTAGATTGTAAAGATGATGTTGCACCGTTAATAGATGCGTATTCAGTAGCACTAAAGAATTTAACATCTTTAACTGAGTTTGGCCAAGTAGTGAATCTTCCTGACACTCTTCCAAATACACCATAAACATCGGATACAGTAATGTTATTATCACCATTTACGTCAGCAGTATAAAAGTCAAATCCTGTAGGAACGTCTTGTCCTAACACAATTCTATTAACTTTTTGTGCGTCAGATACAGAAATAATATTTCCTGTCGCCAATGTAGACCCATCAACTCTAATACGAACATCCCAACTTGTAATATCTATTGGTAAGTTTGTGAACGTAAATGCACCATCAACATTTGTTGTTGATGTAGTAACTGTAGTCCAAGTTGAAGAAGTCATTAATTTTTTCTCTAATATAACCGGGATGTTTTTAGCACCTGAACCTGTTACGTTAGTGAATGTACCACTATAAGAAAATGTTTGTGGTAAGAATACACCACCAAAGTTTTGTAAATTCAATGCGTAATCCATACCCGCTTGATTCGTAGCTGTTTGTGGGAATGTTTGTACACCTGAAAAAGTCATTGGTGTTGTAGACGTTAACGATGCGAAACCTGCAACGTGAGTTAAGTTTAACTTAACAAACGCACCATTTGGTATCGTAAACGAGGGTAAGTTTCCGGTATATGACATAGTAATTGTCACATAACCCACAGTAGGATTATCTACGAATTGTAGATACTGTGCATAAGATGTGTTTAATGACGTTACGTTTGAAACACCTGAAAAGGTATTTTTGTCATAAAACACTCTGAATTGTGCTGCAGTAATAAGTTCTGTTGTGTTGTTGTAAAAACACAGACCAACATCTGTACTACCCGCGGCTGTTGTCGCTAGTTGATAGGTGGCATCAAGTGTCACAAACGCTCCTGTTGTTGTAGGAGTAGGACAAATCTGTGCCGAACCTATTAACCCAACAAACAAAAATAGTAAGGTTACTAATTTTTTCATTTAGGTTTTGTTATTTTAATTTTATTTACTCTGATGATAAATATCATAAAATAGCAATATGGAACTATTCAAAACTATTTATTTATAAAAAATATGAAAAGATATGTAATTATATTCCTAATTTTATTGAACTATAACGTTTTAGGACAAATTAAAGTAGATAATGTTGGTGATGGATGGGTTGAAAAAGTTAATCAAGCAATTTCATTAATAAAAAAAGTTGATAGTGAAAAATATGATGTATTGATTGACGTTTGTGACCACGTAACTTTTTGGAATGGAAATTTCTCAACAACCGAAGATTCTCATACAATTATGATATCACAATCAGATATTAAGAATGGTTCCGTTAATAATGTGGCGGCAGTATTAGTCCACGAATCAAGACATTTATACTTTAGAAAACACGGAATTAAAATGAAAGAAATTGATGAAGAAACTATGTCATATCTATATGAATTACAATTCTTAGAGAAAATACCGGGAGTTGAACAATATTTAATTGATAATGCAAAAAAAAGAATTGTTAATCCAAAATAAAAAAAGGTTACTTTTTTAGAGTAACCTTTCTTGTAACCTTCTTGGTTTTAACCACTGGTTTTTTATATTTAATTTCTACCTCATAAGGCCCAAACTTATTTTTTGAAGTGTCATATCTCCAAATAATAGTTTCATCTTCATCATTAAAGACCTGTTCCCATTTTTTTCCTAAATCTTTTACTACTATACTCATAGGACAAAATTAAATAATATTTATGATATTTCAAAACTAATTTTCTTTTTTTTTCTCTTTTTTCCATTCAAACCAAAAAGCTAACAAAACTAATATATTCATACCACAAGAAGACAAGATTTCATAAATATCTTTATAGATATTCAAACTTAAATGAATGTGACCGACAACCCAAAATGGTATCGCTAAATTACTACCAATCCATATTATTAAAAATGTTAAAAATTTCTTCATAGTAATAAATACTATTCATTTTAATACGTTTCAACTAATTCTTTATTCATATTGTAAGCTCTTGCCAATCTTGTTAGACCAATCCCCGCCCCAAAACGTGGGAAGAAGTCCAAAGATAAAAATTCTTCCAATTCTTTCTCAACTCTATCTTTTCCAAATAATTCAAATAATTTCTGAGAGTAACCCCCATTTTCAATTGTGTAGAACATCTCTCTCATTTTAACAACATCACAACTTCTCTCCGCAGAACCAATTGTTTCTTGACCAAACAAGATAACATCCACTTTATTAAAGATATTATCTGAGTTATGTTTCATATTCCAAAATGGGTTTGTTCTGATTGGGAAGTTTTGTAATGATATAATCTCACTTTTTTCTTTCCACATTCTTAATTCGTGTTCGTCTTCTAAAATTGATACCCCACCATATTCTTTACAAACATCTTCGTAATTAACCTCAACCGGTGAATCAAATCCTAAAAATTGTAACAATTCAAGTTCTAACGCAACTAAATCTTCCATAGTTCCTTTTGATTCAAATTCAAACATTGGGAAGATTAATTCGTGACGACCCGGGATTGGATTCTTTTCTTCTCTATATGATGTTGAAATACAGAATACACCATCCCATTCAGGATTTTGTAATAATTCATATTCCAACCACATTTGTCCTGTCTGCGGTAATGGCCAAATTTCTCCACTATATTCAAATGTTTTTACTGAATGTGGATTTTCGCAAGCAGCTAAAATAGATAATCGTGATTGAGATGGAACCTCAATAAAGTTCTTATTTACAAAGAACGTTCTCATTTTTTGTACCAACTCGTGGTAAGTTTTTGTGTTTTTCATTTTTGTTTTATTTATGTTTATTTATTGTTCACGTATGGGCAAAAAAAAGTCCCTAAATAAAATAGGGACTTACTTGTTAAGTAATATAATTGTTTGGTGTGTATAGTTTGTATCTCGTCATTGGTAATAAATATACTATATTCAGATAAAAAGTCAATATGTTTTACTTTTTATTTTATTGGTTTAAATTATTGTATGAACGAAGAACAAAAAGCCCAACAGTACAGTAATCTAACGTATGGTTTCGATAGAATTGCTAATGAAATTGCCTCAATTAAAAGTGAGAGTCTAGAATTAAATGAAGAACAACTTAAAAAAATCCAAAAACTTCAAGAACAACAAGGAAGAATAATGGCTCAGTTGCAACAGATTATGAATGGATAATAAATAACCCCCACGTTTAAGGGGGTTTTTTTATAATACAAACTCTACTTCGTTTGTTTCAGGATTCCAATCAATAGTCATTGGTTTTTGAGTATAGATGTATCTCTCATCTAATACCGCAGAGTTAAAGTGATGTGTATTTCCTTTTTTAACGTAACCATATCCGGTGTGGATATGACCAACATTATGAAGTTTAACATTCAATCTCTCTAATCTTTCAACTAACAACTCACAACCTAAATTATCGTATCTTCTACCATCAACGGTGTCTAATATTCCAAATGCCGGACAGTGAGTAAGTAAGATGTCAGTATCATCAGGGATTCCTTCCCATTTAGCCGCTAAACCTATACCATTTTTTTGAAGGTTAAAAGCCCAATCGTGGAACCAAGGCTGCCAAGGACTTCCGTAGATTTTAACTTCTCTCTCATCACCAACTTTGATTACCAATTCACTATCTTGAAGATATGTGATTCCGGTGTAGAAATCTAATATTTCTTTTACCTTCTCAACATTATCTTGAAACCCCCAATCGTGATTCCCGGCAATAAATACCTTGTGAGTATAACCTTCTATGTTGTTAAACCACTTACAGAACTCTCTGATTTCGTGCTCGTAACCCATAGATGTTAAATCACCACTATGTACTAGTAAATCACCACCAGGCAAGTCGGCAGTTATTTGTTTGTGTTTGTTGTGAGTATCACTCAGCATCGTAACTCTCATAATTTCTATTTTTTTTCTTTTTCGTCTTCTTTTTTAATGTCGTCATTATCGTCCCCCCAATTCATCCAATCCTCACCTTTATAGTCAGGATGATTTTTCATCATATTATCAATACCTTTAACCCAAAAAAACACAATTACAACAAGAACTAAAAACATTATTCCATAAACTTTCCACATATCTTATTTTTTTAAATTTAATCCCACCATCTTTCTACGTTTTCTTCCATTATTTTGAATAATAATTTTCTTGCTCTATCGTGATTTATGTGACCGATATTCATTGCAATAATTTGTTTATCTTCTTCACGACCTTCTCTGTTAAATACTCCCTCACCATTTATCACTCTTTTGTAAATTAATGGGTATTTCTTGAAGTAATCGTCAAAATTCTCTTCTAATAATCGTGATTCCCAAGAAGAATAACCCGGTTTTTCATCAATATCCGCAAACCAGTGTTTGGTTTTATGATAATCGGAGTATTCAGAAGAATAAAACTCATCTTTTACTAAATCCATCAATTTTACACACAATCTCATTCGTTTTGCATCTTGTTGTGCTCGAGTGTGAAAATCTCTACGACCAATATAGTCAGCTTGAGAGGTTAATTTATGTTTCATTATGTCAAAGATGTAACCACTATCCCAACTTCGGTCTTTCCATATGATTGGAAACCAATAAATGAGGTTTTTAACCCCTCTTTTTATTTCAAGGTGTAAATACCTACCTTCGTGATTCCACCATAACGGAATAAACCGTAATTTTCGTATAACCCACGATTCTTTGTCTCTTTTGTCCGCCCATTCGTCAAATATGTCTTTTTCCGGTTCCATTTCTAATATTTTTTACAAAGATAATACTTTTTCGGTCTGAAACAAACAATTTTCATTAAAATTTCGATTAAGAGTAATTTTTAAGTCTTCAGTCATATCAAAACGCCATTTATTCATAAAATTATTGAATAAATTCACACTACATTCAATATGTTTGTTAGTTTTAGACGAAAATAGTACTTTATTTACCCAATTGAACTCTTGATGAATCTGAAATACATCCATAATTATTTTCTACCCATATTTTTGGTCATATTCTCAAATTGTTTCATCATAGCTCCCATATCCGGGATATTACCGAATGGATTTGGTCCTTTAACGTTGTTTGACGCAAAGGAATTAAACATTTGATTAGGAATTTTTGATTTCATATCTGTAAATGTTGTGAATAATTTTCTTCCATATTTATTCCACCATTTATACATCAAAATCATTGTCACTACTTGGACAATCACGAAAATTGTTAAAATTACATTTAAATACATAGTTTTTTTTCTTTAATAATATGTAATGAATTTATATAAATCAAATATTCATTTGAAAATACCGGATTTTTAACCTATATTTACTAATATGAAGAAATGTTTTGAATTTTGTATCAATAATATTCTAAGAAACGAAATTGATTTACTGTTTGGTGTCGATAGTGTTATTGTGGTTAATTTTATTAAATATTCCACCAATAATAAATCATTCACTGTCGATTGTAAGTTACTAACAACCGACCCGGATACGTGTATAGAGACGTATCCTGTAGGATTAGATTTATTAGTAACGGAAAGTTGGAAATATATGGGTTATAAAGAAAATATTAACCTCACATCATCAATCGACCTTAAATAAATAAGTGTAAATCACCTTGAATTAGTCCCGCATTAACAAATTTTTCAAACACTCCTTCAACGACCTCCGAAAAATGTTTTTTAGGGTCATTATTTCTAAATTTAGTTACTTCATCTGAGAATTCTTTAAATACTCCTGAAAGGTGAGCAAAATAGTACATTTCCTCAACGTGTTCTTCGTTTGACATATAATTATAAGGGTTTTAGGGGGTTAATTTATAATTATAATTATAAGAATAATTTGTTTTTTAATCAATAATGTTTGATTTTTATTTTTAATAACCTTATAATTATTAAAAACATTTAATTTTATGAAAAAAGTAGAAACAACAAGTAAAGTAAAAGTACATTACACAGGAAGATTAGAAGATGGAACAGTTTTCGATACATCAATTGCGGAAGGTCGTGAGCCGTTAGAAGTTGAATTAGGTTTAGGTCAACTTATTAAAGGATTTGAGACCGGATTAATTGATATGTCTGAAGGTGAGAAAAAAACAATTGAGATTTCAGTAGAAGATGCTTACGGAGAACCAAAACCTGAATTTATTAATGAAGTACCAAAAACAAACGTACCTGAAGGGATTCAAGTAGGTGAGTCATTACAAGGTATGGGACCTCAAGGACCGGTTAACGTTCAAGTTATTGCGGTAAATGAAGAAACTGTTACTTTAGACGCAAACCACCCATTAGCAGGTAAAAATCTTATATTTGATTTAGAAGTAGTTAGTATCTCGTAATGAGATATTAACTTTTTTTTGTTAATAAATTTGTTAGTTTAATTTTTTATTTGTATATTTGTTTAAACATTAAAATTTAAAATTATGAATGAAAAATTTAAGAAGTTGAAAGAAAAAGTTGCACCATTTTTTAAGAGTGTAACAATTTATGGGATTATTTTGTGTTCTGTCGTTGCGGCGTTCTTTGTGGGGGTTTTCTACAATCAAATGACCAATAAAAACAAAGCATCAAAGGTTCAAGTTAGAACAATTGTGAAGTCAGAAGTTAATTTAGCAATCGACGAAAACAACCATTTAATTGTTATTGAGAAAAAAACAGGTAATTATAGTATATACCAAGATTCAATTGGTAAAACTATTTTTAAACTATACGCCAAAAACGTATGGGGTCAAAACAATACTGTTTCGACATCAACTATAAAATAAAAACTATGAAAATACGTGGAATAATCTTATTTACGACATTAATTCTGTCTACGATTGTGTTAACAACTTCGTTCAAAATTATGAACAATAAAGTGGAGAAAAATCCAAGTATCGAACTTTCTAAATTGGGGAACTCAGATTTGAGTTCCCCAACTCCGTTAAAGATGTATGAGTTAATAGACCATTACTCAAATATCTACGAAATTCCGAAACATATCGCTTTCAACGTGGCTTATTTAGAAACAAGATATAAAGGTCCATTTGATTGGAAATATAAACCGGGACAAACATCTTATGCCGGAGCCGTAGGACCAATGCAAATTATGCCGGCAACGGCAAATGATGTTCATAATCAGAAAATATCTAAAAAAAATCTGAAGAATAATATTGAACTTAATATCCGAACTAGTATGAAATTACTTCATCAGTTACATAATAGATATGGTAATTGGAAATTAGTTTGTGGTTACTACAACACCGGGAGACCAATCGTTAATGGATATGCGTCGTTCTGTGTTAACAATAAAAACTATCAGAAAAATTGGGTATATATAAAGGGTGTATGATTATTCATACATCTTTTTTTCGTCTTTAGGGAATTTTTTTTCGTATTTTTTCATTATAGAACCCGATAAAGCATTTGCCTCATCTTCATTTTTACCACCGATATCCGGACCTTTATCTCGGTTTAAAATTGTTCTCTGATATTCGTGAACCCATTCGTGGGCAAGTGTTCTTAAAATGTCTCTATTCATTCTGTTTTTAGATAAAACTAATAATTCATTTTTAACATTTCTTTGACCTGTGGTCATATTTCCAATCCTTTCTCCAACAAACTTAATTGTAACATTATGTTTTAACGGATATAGTTTTTGAAGGTATTTAATGAAATTATTAAAGAAGTTATAATTCTCCTCCGGAACATCAGAATCAATATGTTTAATTGTAACTTTCATATTTATAAATATATTAAAGTTTGTTAGTATTTATAATAAAAGAAAAATTCATATGTCTAAAAAATTTATAATTTCTGAAGAAGAAAAAAGTCAAATTAAAGGATTATATAATCTGAATGAACAAGCCGGAGACATCCTTCAAGGATTAGCGGACTCAATTCTTAAAATGTTAGACTCAGATTTTAAAAACGATAATGAGTATAACACAAGTTCAGGGTCTGTTGATTCTAAGTGGGAAAACGTAACCAAAAAAGTAATTGATGAATTTGAAGGTGGTTATTGGAACCCTAAATGTGGACATCAAACTGCGGGAATGGGTAAATCAACAGAAACTATGTTTGGTCTTGACAGATACAATGGTAACATTGAAAGTACACCTGAGGGTAAGGAATTTTTTAGACTTATTGATAAAGAAAAAAATGATTTAGGTATGCAACAGTTTTGTAAAACTTGGAAATGGCTTTACAGAGGTGGTCATTTAGAAAACGAATTAAAAACTTTAGCTGCAAAAATAATGAAAAATCAATATGATATAAATTCAAAAACTTATTTTTCACCCGAACTTAGAGAACGTGTTGAAAATAATGATAGTTTATTAATGCACTTTGCATATGCTAGTTGGAACGGTCCCGGATTTTTTAAAAAATTCGCAAAAAGTTTAGAGGATGGTGTTAAATCCGGTAAATCTGATAGTGAATTAATTAACCAAGCTATCTCTGATAGAAAAAACAGTGTTTTATTACATCAAGACAAAGTTGCATCAGTAATTAGAAATTCAGATTTAGGTTTAGCATAAAAAAAAACCTCAAGTGAGGTTTTTTTTATATTAAATGTAATAGGACATAACTTAATTTATATCCAGAAAAGGCTCCTAACGCCGACGGTATCGGAAATACAATTAACTTACCCAAGTCCGTAACATATTTTGGTCGGTTCACAATCTTACCCATAAAGAAGTAATATATAATATACCCCAATAAAACTGCAATATCTGTCCGTGTTGCGATGAAAACTACTAAGGTAGCTCCTATGAACCCAAAAGTAAAATTATCCCTTACACCTTCCCAAACTTCTTTTGTGGTGGCGTTTTCATATTCCTTAACAATTTTATTAATTTTTACTTTATTCTTCTTAAAGTAATTATTGTTATCCAATTCTGTATTTTGTTCTTCCTTCATATAAGGTTGATATATTTATTTTTCCCTCGTCATTTTTTAAAAAACCATTCTCCTCTAAAAAATAAAGTTTAACTTGTTTGTTAAGTTCTTGTAAATTTTGTTCATCAAACTCTGTTGTTGTGAATTGTTCGTTTGTTAATTCACATAAATAATAATGGTGAATAACATTATAAGTCTTTCCTTTATAATCTAATGTGGATGGTTCCGTCATTAGTTTCATTTCTTTTCCGGTTAATGGACTTTTCATATTAATTGTTTTTCTTTTTTAATAATTTTTTTATCCTCTTTTGGTAAAAATTTGATAACTTCCATATACATCTTTCAAACGCTCTTTCTTCTTTAAACCTTAAATCTTTAAGTTTTTCTTTTTTAGTTTTTTTCATAATATTATTTCAATTGTTATACCTGCTGGTCCTAATGATAGGTTGTAGGTGTTAAATCTGTTATCATTTAACCATCCATACTTTTTAAAGTTAAAGATAATTACATCTTTTTTTTCGTATTGTGCGTGGACGGCATTTGTTTGGTAATCAATCGCCGGATGAGACACAAACCCATTTTTAACCGGATTTATAAACTCTTTTTCCAATTCCTGTGTCTGAATATGAATTAACATTTTTAATTACTTAAAGGTTCTATTACGTTATAAGGTATTTTATAAAAGTCGTAATATTCACTCATACCACCACCAAACGGCATTAACTCATCGACCGCTTTATTATATCTTTCTTCCCCCATCGCTTGTTTTAACAATTCTGTTCTTTCTTCGTGGGTGTATTTTCTTATATTCTGTTCCATATTATTTATATTGATAATTATTAAATTTTTTATTATTACTTCTAACCCTCCAACGAATTGTAACCATTGGGATATTAAGTATTTTTGACGCTTCACCTGAAGACCTATATTCAACATTATCGATTATTATTGGGATATTTTGGTTTCCGTTATATACACCCAATCTTTTTTCTCTTAAATTATTTTTAGTTTCTTCCGTATGGTTTTTTCCGTAAAAAGGATTATTACTTTCAGTTCTTGGTCTACACTTACTACAACAAATATTACCATAACCTATTCTATTACCACATTCACAATATTTGAAACTTGCACCTCCTCTCCAATTTGGGTTCTGTTCCATAGGTTGAGAATGTTTCATTTTTTTTTCATCATCAGTCATAGAATCATACCTATCTTTAACCGATTTAGTTATCCTACTAATAATGTCCTTTTTATTTGGATTTTTACTAATATTATCACCACCGCTAGCGGTTAACCCAATATTATATTCCGGATTAGAATCTAAATACTTCTGTTCTGTTTCAAGTAAAATATTTATATCACATTCTTCAACAATCTCAAAAACAAAAATGTCTTCACCATACTTATCCCAAGTTCTTTGTAAATATATATTATGGTGTACACCATTTTTTAATTGATTTTTATGTGTTAACCATCGGTTTTCAATATTCTTTGATGAACCAAAATATGCTTTACCGTTACTCTTATTTGTAATTTTATAAATACCAATCATAGGACTACCTTTTAATATAAATATCATTAAAATGTTAAAAGTTAAAGGGTAGTCCTAAAAATTAATTAGATAGTGGTAACTTTATGGTTGGATGAGATTGGTAATTTTCCAATCTAATATCATCTAAAGTATATTCCGAAATATCATTAACAATTCTATCTGATAATATAACATTTGGTAGAGGAAATGGTTCTCTACCTAATTGTTCTTTAATTGGTTCAATATGATTTGAATAAAGATGGACATCACCTAAATTACATATTATTTCATCCGGAATCATATTAACTTGTTTTGCTAACATAATTAAAAGTAATGAATAAGACGCGATATTGAATCCCCAACCCAATCCTGTATCTACTGAACGTTGATTCCACATTAATGAGATTGCTCTGGTTGGTCTACTTTCTTTATCAAATAATTCTTTATACTCTAAGTCATCTTTTTCATTCATTCCAAAAATACCTAGATATGCGTCATCTGGTCCTAATGAATAGTTTCTCTCTTCTAAACTCAACTCTCTTGTATAAACTTGAAACCCATAATGACAAGGTGGAAGAACCATTTGGTCTAATTCTCCAACATTCCAAGCATTAACCATTAATCGTCTTGAGTCTGGATTTGTTTTAAGGTCGTTGATTAGGTTTTGGATTTGGTCTATACCATTCATATTTTTTATGAATCTATTATCTTCACCAATTGCATTATGATAACCATCCCAATTTCTCCATTGTTTACCATAAATTGGTCCTAACTCACCAAATATGGAACAAAACCTCTCGTCTTCTTTTATTAGTCGAATAAAGTTTTCCATATCCCAAGGCTCAGCATTATTTGACCACGAAGAATTTACAACCCAAGCGGCATAACTATTCTCATATCGTTTATAAGCATCACCATCCCAAATATGACAACCATTATCAACCAAATACTTAATATTTGTTGAACCACGTAAGAACCAAAGAAGTTCTGTTACAATTGTTTTGAATGGCATTTTCTTGGTTGTAAGTAATGGGAATCCTTCTGACATTTTATGTCTGATTTGTCTTCCGAATACTGAGATTG